GGTTCACCAAACATGTTGCTCATGTCACCAACCAACAAGCAGAACTTCTCAGGTCTGTCTTCTGGCTCAGTGGCAACCAACCAGATCACGATGACAGCGCCTAAAGAGGCGTCAATCATTGGCTCAGTTTCACTTTACTTGTCAGACTTTGGCGAGTTGAGCGTGACTGTTGATCGTCAGTGTCCAAACTCAGAAATGTATTTAATTGACACCGATTATGTATGTCTTGGCTCACTGCCCGGTCGTATGTTTAGCGTTTCTGATGTTGCATCTACTGGTGACGCAACCAAGTTCGCAATCGTGTCTGAGTGGACATTGATCGTGAAGGCTCCAAAGGCCCATGCGGCTGTGATTGGTCTGAACGGCTCATAAGCCAAAACAACATTAACTAAACCTGCAAGGGGCTGCTTCGGCGGCCCCTTTTTCTTTGAGGCGAGTATGAAAAAACTAATAAACTCCGACCCTCTTACGGGAAAGAAAACTTACTTCCACGGCGAAGCTGATGGCAACTATGTCAGCACTGAAATGGACGTTACGCCCATTCTTAACACTGCCAAGGAAGAGGCTAACAGTTGGCGTTATGGATCACTGATTGGCAACACCCAAAAGCATAAGCAAAAGGTCGCGGATATACCTGCGCCTCTGTATTACTCCTTGGTGGAAAAATTCGGTCAGCCGAAGGAAAACCCAACTGAGTGGCGCAGATGGCTGAATGACCGCGAAAATCGTTTCTTTAGAACAACTGGCGGCACAGTGTAATGGCAATCTCAACCTATGCAGAGCTACAGACAGCGATAGCCAACTTTTTGGCGCGTTCTGACCTAACCTCGCAAATCCCTGACTTTATCACGCTTGCTGAGTCTCGCATGAGCCGTGAGCTTGAAACTCGTTCACAGGAAAAGCGGGCGCAGGCGTCTACCTCTGCTAGTGATGAGTTTATCAGCTTGCCGACAGACTTGCGTAAAATTCGTTTGGTAAAGCTAAACACTGATCCGATTGATGTGCTGGAATACGCATCGCCAAAGGATTACTACGAAACCTACGCTACATCTGGCGGTGGTCGGCCCAAGATTTACACGGTTGTTGGCGCTGAGCTTGCGCTTCGCCCGGTGCCAGACAGTGTTATGACTGTTGAGATAATCTATTCGGAAGATGTTTCGGCTTTATCCGACAGCAACACCACCAATACTGTGCTTACCCGCCATCCTGATACTTACCTTTATGGGTCACTTTTTGCTGCCCATATGTTCCTGATGGATGAGGCTAGAGCTACGCAGTATGACGCTTTGTTCACTAGGGCGATGGAAGAAATAAAGAAGGACAGCGAGAAAGCATTTTACGGTGGGCCTTTGGCAATGAAATCGGATTACTCAGGAGCTTAACCAATGTCAGCAATGTCCGACTATTTAGAAAACAAGGTGCTTGATCATGCGTTAGGCACTTCGGCTTATACATTCCCATCGCAGGCCTATCTTGGGCTTAGCACGGGAAGCTTGGGCGATGATGCCTCAGGCACAGAGCTTAGCGGCAATAACTATTCTCGCGTGGCGATTAACTTTGATGCTGCTTCTGGTGGCACAACGGATAATAGCGCTGCTGTAGAGTTTGCGGCTGCAACTGGTAGCTGGGGAACCATTAGCCATTTTGGTATTTACGATGCGTCATCTTCTGGCAACCTGCTAATCCACGGCGCTTTCTCTGCGTCAAAGACCATTGCTACTGGTGACATTCTGCGCGTTGCGGCGGGAGACTTAGATATAACGGCAGCATAACATGGCTGAGATACTTGGCCCTACCCTTGAGCAGCTTGATGCTTGGGGGTCTATGGATGCGCTTGATGCCTTTGGTACGCTTGAGCAGCTAGACAACCTAAACCTGTTTGAGACAACAGGCGCGGCTTCTGTAAGTGCTTCGGCAACCTCTGTTGCAACAAAAGTTAGAACTATTAGCGCAGCGGTTAGTTTAGCCGTTACGCAAAGCAGTAGTGCAACCCGAATACAGAGCGTTTCTGCAAGTGTTACGGGCGCTGCATCTGTTGCTGCAACGGCTCGCTTTACTGTGTCTATGGCTGGTTCTGCCAGTGTTGCGATTACAGCCACGGGCGCTGCTGAAAGAGTACAGCTTGCAAGCGCTGCTGTAGACTTGGCGCTGACCACTGTGGCTGAGCAGAAGGCTGTGCTTAGCACCAGCGCTGCTGAAAGCATTGCTCTTACGGCTGAGGCTAGGGCTGAGTTTACCGTCTTGATGGCGGGCGCTGAAAGCATTGCTATCACGACAAGCTTGATTGCTGAAAAGCTAGGCGAGGCGTGGGGCGATATTGCTTCTGGTGGTGAGGCTTGGTCTGACATTTCTGCGGGCGGCGAGGCTTGGTCAGATGTGTCGGCTGGCAGTGAAACTTGGTCAGACTTGGCCGCATCTAATATTGCATTTGTCCAGCAAAGTGCTGGCTCAGAGAATTGGCTTAATCAATGATACCTTTTGGCGAATGGCTACCTGATCAGTCGGATTTTCAAAACCCCGGCGCTACGATTGCAACCAATGTTATACCTGCTGCGCGTGGCTATCGCCCGTTTGCTAGTTTAACTGAGGTTTCTGCTGCTGCGACAGACAGGCTGCGCGGCATATACGCCACCAAGGCAACAGATGGCACAGTGACTACTTTTGCTGGTGATCAGGGCAAGCTTTACAAGCTCGATAACTCTGACTTTAGCTTAGCCAGCACCAACACTGGTTACACTATGACCAGTGATATGTATTGGGATTTTGTCAGGTTTGGCGATGAGGTTATTGCTGCTGGCTCTGACAGCGATGTTTTGCAGGGCTTTACCATTGGCACTGATAGCGCCTTTTCGGCTATAAGCGGTGCGCCTGCTGCAAGGCATTTGGCCGTTATTCGTGATTTTGTGGTGACAGCAAATGTTACTTATAGCTCAGCAACGCATCGCAGTCGGGTGCGCTGGTCTGCTATTAACGATGCTACAAGCTGGACTATCGGCAGCAATCAGGCTGACTTCCAAGACATACCTGATGCTGGGCATATCACAGGCTTGGTTGGCGGTGAGTTTGGCGTTGTGCTGATGGAAAGAGCTATTGCCAGAATGCAATACGTTGGCTCTCCGTTGATCTTTACCTTTGAAAAGGTGGAGACTGGCCACGGGTGTAACTACCCCAATAGTGTTGCCTCACTTGGCCCGACACAGGTGTTTTACCTTGCTGACGATGGTTTCTTTATGTTTGACGGTCAGCGAAGCATACCGATTGGCGCTGAGAAGGTTGACCAGTTTTTCTTTGATGACTTGGACTTTGCCAACAGCGATAGAATAAGCTGCGCGATTGACCCGGAAAACCAGGTGGTTATGTGGGGCTATCCGTCTGTTAGCGGCGTTGGTAATCCTGATAAAATACTGGTGTATAACTACGCAGTGCAGCGTTGGTCGATTGTAAAGCTTGACCATGAGCTTTTGGCGTCTTCTTTGACGCCCAGCTTTACCGTTGAAAGCTTAGATGCGCTAAACGCTAGTCTTGATGGCTTGACCACATCGCTAGACAGCAGGTTTTACGCTGGTGGGTTTTTTCAGCTCAGCGCTGGTAAGGACAAAAAGATACACACGGTTACGGGTGCGCCTCTTGATGCTGTGCTTGAAACGACTGAGTTTGAGCCTGCAACTATGCGGCAATCGCTGATCCGGGGCGTTACGCCATATGTAACATCTCGCAGCACAACGCCCACTATGACGGTTCAAGTCGGGTCGCGCTCAAGGCAAATCGACAGCCCAAGCTTTAGCACAGCGGTTTCGCTTAACGATGATAACAACTGCCCAGCGCGTAGCAGCGGCAGGTATCACCGGGTGCGCGTCAACGTGTCTGGCACTTGGCGTTACGCTTTAGGCATTGATGTTGATGCTGTTGGCATGGGCAAAAGATGACCGACTTTAACTATGTTAAGCTGCCAGCAGCGGGTGCTGATCCAAGGCAAACGGCGCAAGCTGTAAACCTGCTGATTGATGGTAAGTTTAACTCCACGGGAACAGTAACGCTAACTGCAAGCGCAGCTTCTACTGCTGTTACTGACTACCGCGCTGGGCCTGATAGTGTGATTGTTTTCACACCAACAACGGCCAATGCTGCTGCTGAGCAAGGCGGCGGCACTATGTATTTGTCTGCAAGAGCTAAGCAGGGTTTCACATTAACCCATGCGAATAACTCCCAGACCGACAGAACCTTCCTCTACATCGTGATCGGATAACTAAGGGCTTCCCGCAAGGGCATTGAGGCTCACAAAGGACTCGCATTATGGCTACCACAACTACACAAACGTCTAATTTGCCTCCTGCTGTGCAGGCTGCATTAGAAGCTGCTTATACTAACTTTAATCCCTTTGAGCAGGCATTTAATGCGGTAGATGCGTTTAACCCCACTGCACCAACTTTAGGCATTGAGCAGCTTAGCCAAGCAGAGCTTGATGCAATTCTTGCGGCGCAAAATGCCTTGGCGACAACCCCTACATTTTTGTCAGATGCGCAAACCGGGTTAAGCGGATTACTAGGCGGGTCTATTGATACCACTGAGCTTGTAAACCAGCTTAACCGCGCTGCTCTCAGTGCGCCCGGCGTTGATACGAGCGGATTAGCCACTGCTGCCGGGCAGGCTGCTGATTTTACAAACCTACAAAACCTCATTGGCTCAGGAATTGATACTTCTAGCTTGTCTAATATTTTAGGCGACAGAGCAGATTTAACAGGTTTATCCACGGCGGCGGGTGCAGCGCTTGACACCAGTGGTCTGACAGATGCGGCGGCAGCGGCGGTTGATACATCTGGAATAACCACAGCAGCGGGCCAAACAACTGACGTTTCTGGGATTACAGACGCAGCGGCCAATCAGGCAAACACTGCTGATCTTATTAGGGCTGCTGGTCAAGCGACAGACACGGCTGGCATTATTGATGCGGCTGCACAGCAAGTAAGTGCTTCTGACCTGATAAACGCAGCAAACCAAGCTTCAAGCACTGCTGGCGTTACTCAGGCTGCTGGGGCGCAGACTGACCTTCAAACAATTCTTAACGCAGCGCAACAAGCCACTGACGCAAGCAATATTGTGGCGGCGGGTAATCAAGCTGTTGATACATCAGGCTTGGCTAATATTGCCAATCAACAGAATGCGGCGGCTGGCCTGCTTGGCGGCATGGCAAGTGGTAGTACAAATCCATTTCTGCAACAGCAAATAGATAGTGCTATTGGCAATACTGTTGATAGGATTAGCTCTCAATACGCTCTTGGTGGACGTTTAGGGTCTGGCAGTTTTGCTGAAAGCTTAGGCGAGGGCATTGCGGCAGCAACGGCTCCTGTTTTGTCGCAAAACCTACAGCAAGACCAAGCAAGACAATTGCAAGCGGCACAGGCTCTTGGCTCTGTTTCGGGGCAAGACATTGGGCGTCAGCTTGCAGCAGCAGAGCTTGGCGTGAATGCGCAGCAGGCTAATATCAACAGAGCATTACAAGCCGCGCAGAGTGCAGCGGGATTGCAGCAAGCTGATCTTTCTCGTGGGCTACAAGGTGCAACCAGCGCTGCCGGGCTACAGCAAGCAGACTTGGCTAGAGCTTTGTCTGGCGAGCAAACTGCCCTGAGCGCCCAACAGGTAGATTTAGCTCGCGCCTTGACTGGACAGCAATCGGCGGCAGATATTGCAGCGGCAAATGCAAACCGGGCGTTGGCTGGGCAGCAGGCTGCGGCGGGTGTTCAACAAGCTGACTTAGCGCGAGGATTATCTGGCCAACAAACAGCCTTAGCGGCGCAACAGGCAGATTTAGCCAGAGCGCTTTCTGGCCAACAGGCTGCTGCCGGGTTGCAACAAGCAGACCTAGCTAGAGCGCTGACAGGCGCAACTTCTGCTGCTGGTATTGAACGGTCAAACCTAGCTCAAGCGCTGCAAGGGCAAACCTCTGCTGCACAGCTTGGTCAGGCTGATTTGGCCAGACAGTTAAGCGGTCAGGGGCAGCTTGTAGATGCGGCTAACACAGGCATTGCGCGGGATGCACAGATTGCTGGGCTTTTGACAGATGCAAGTCGAGCGGGCATAGGCCAGCAGGCGAGCATTGCGCAGTCTTTGCTTGGCGCACAGCAATCCGATTTGGCAAGACAGCAGCAAGGGCAGTCGGCTTTGGCGGGAATTGCCACAAGCGATGCTGGAAGAGCGCTGCAAGCGGGTCAAACGGATGCGCAGATTAATGCAACTTTGGCCAATCAATTAGCCCAAGCTTCGGAAGCTAATGCTAGAACGCAGCTTTCTGGTGTTGGCCTTGCTCCCGGGTTGCTTTCAGCAGAGCAATCGCTTGCCAATCAGGCTGCGCGTTTGGGTGCGCTTGAGCGCGGCATTGGTCAAGCTGGCAATGAAGCAACGTTTAACCAATTAGCGCAGCAAAACCTGCTTGACCAAAACAGGCTGAGCGCATTGCAGGCAGCAGCAGGTATGGGAAGCGGTTTGTTTGGCACCACGCAAACGACAAGCACTCCCGGCCCGTCAGCGCTGCAAAGCACCTTGGGCGGCGGGCTGCAAGGCGTTGCTGGCGCTGGCTTAGCGGCAGACGCTTTGGGCATGACCTTAGGGCCATACGGGGCATTGGCTGGCGCTGCTGTTGGTGCGCTGGCCGGTGGCATTCCAGACGTTGATTTGCTTGGTGGCTTGCCTGAGGTTGATTTGCTTGGTGGTCTACCTGAGGTTGATCTGCTTGGCGGCGGTGGTGGCGGCGGCATAGATTTTATCGGCGGCTTAGGCAGCTTGTTTTAGGAGTTTAAAATGCAAGGATTATTAAGCACGTTTGCCAACAAGATAGGCGGCTTATCTACACCGCAAAAGCTTGGGCTTTTTTCAGCAGGTTCAGCTTTTAGCAGTGGTCAAAGCCCAGCGCAGGCAATGCAAACCGGGCTTGGCACTTTCCAAAACTTTCAGAATGTTGCTGAGTCTCGTAAGCGCAAAGAAATGCTGAGTAAGCTTGTTTCAGAAGGCGGCTTTACAGAGCAAGAGCAAGCGTTGATTTTGGCAAGCCAAAACCCGGCGGCAGTGGCAGCACAAGTTCGCGCTGCAAAGCAAAGCAGGGCTGATGCAGCAGCGGCAAGGGCGGCGGCAGCGGCGAAGCCGACCCAAGCTCAGCAAAGGGCAACGCTTGCAGATCAGTATGGTTTGACGGGCGCAGAAAAGCGCAACTATGTGCTGACTGGAAACTTGCCAAAAGTAGACGAGCCGAAAACCTTGAAAGCGGCTGATGGGTTCACATATTTTATTACTGGCCCTAATGCTGGCGAGAGGGTTTTGCCAGATGTAACTGTTAAGCCTGAAAATATTGACCCTCAGTCAAATTTGGGGAAATTAAATTCAGACTATAAAAATGGCTTGATTAGTCTTGATGATTACAATTCTGGTGTCAAAAAATTAACATTTATAGCGCCCTCAAAAGAAACCGGAGCGGCCTCAACTGTTGGCAAAATTGAGCAAGACTTTAAAGATGGCCTAATAGATGAGGCAACAAGAAATGCGGCGATTGCGAAAGTAACGCAGTCCAAGGGGGGCGAATCTTTTACAGTAACAACTGCTGATGGCACTCAAATCACCTACGGGTCAGGTCAGGGCGCAAATCAAAAACTTACTGAGCAGCAAAGCAAAGACTTGGGTTTCGCTGCCAGATTGCCGATAGAGCTTTTAAATGAGCTTGATAAGGTTGATACTGAGCTTACTAATTATGGGGATGTTTTGCTTGACAGTGATCCGACTGGATTTTTACGCGGCCCCTTGCAAGACCCAGATTACCAAATAGCAAGAACACTAGCGCAAGAGTTTTTAACACCGCTTATTCGTAAGGACACAGGCGCCGCTATTCAGGCGTGGGAAACGTCTTTGTACGATGCGATGTATTTCCCTAAGCCCGGTGATAGCGAGCAGGTTATTGAAAGGAAAAGAAAGGCAAGGCGTATTGCTAGAGATGGCTTAATAATGGGCTTGCCGCCACTTCTTAGAGTTCAGGTTGATGAGGAATTTGCGAAGGAATTTAAGCAGCTTCAACAAGATGTTTTACCTAAAGGTTCTGAGCTTTTAAAAATCAATGAAGATTGGGCAAAAGCCACACAAACCGCACCTCTACCAGAGCAACAGCAAGACACAGGCGTACAGCTAGAGTCAGGGCCGAGTTCGAGCATTGCAGCAATGCCTTTCAGCGATTTGATTAATGTGGACATAAGTAAGCTGTCTGGCGCAGAGCTAGACGTCATAATGAA